CAGAACGCCACGTTTGCGGGTGACGTTGCGGTAGACAAATATCTACGCCTGAGAACTACAGATGACCAGGCTAACCAGTGGTATTTGTACAGTCATACTGATGACACGCTTAGAATTAATTACAACGGGGCGGGAGCCGATGCCATCATCATCGATACTTCCGAAAATGTTGGTATAGGAGTGAGTCCCGAAGCTAGGCTACACGTAGAAAAAGCCTCGTCTGGAACATCTATCGCCGCCGACGCAGGCGACGTATTAATCGTCGAAAACAGTAGTTCAGCTATGGTCGATATTCGCTCTCCAGCAGCAAATGCTGGAGGAATATTATTTAGTGATCCTGACGCGAGAGCGCGTGGAGCGATTTACTACTACCACAATGACGGTCTCGACTCCATGTACTTCAACACTGCGGGATCATCTGGGCAGATGATTATCAATAGTTCTGGCAACGTAGGTATTGGCACTGATCCTGGCTTAACCAGATTTAACGTACTACAAGATGCAGCGAACTGGACCGGCATATTTAAAAATACGAACTCCAATGCCTACGGATTGTCGATTGATCTGGCGAGCAGTTCAGGAGCAGGGGGACAGGCCGACATCTATGCTTTGGCTTGCTACACGCCAGTAGGCACAGGATTCTTTGTACTGAAAGGCGGGGTTACTTGTGTAGGGACAAGTTCAGCCGCCGGGAGTGGTGCATCGAGTGGAAAGCAGATCATCCAATTTAGTGGTGCAACAGAAAATGGGTTGTATCTGGACGACACAAGAACTGCATCTGGTACAGACAACGCAGTAATTTTTGGTAGAGGTTCCACCTATGTTGGAAAAATAGAAACCACTACGGCTCCGGCAACGAACTATGTCAGTGCATCTGACGCAAGATTGAAAGAAAACATTTCCGACGCAGCGGATGCTGGAAGTAAAATTGACCAGATACAAGTGCGTCAATTTGATTGGAAAGGTGACAATTCTCACCAAGACTATGGATTGATTGCCCAGGAATTGGAGTCCATTGCACCCAATGCAGTTTCAACACCGGCTGGTGCTGACGAAATGCTCGGCATAGACCCAGGCAAGCTAGTGCCGATGTTGATAAAAGAAATCCAATCATTGCGGAGCAGAGTTTCAGCATTGGAAAACAACTAACAGATCAAAAGGAGAAAACAATGGCAGCAGTTTGGACAATTCGAAACACTAACTACGTGTTATCAAAAGACGGAAAAACAAATGTTATCGAGCGTGTTGAAGCGCATGTCAGTGACAAGGACGGCGAGTTTACCGCTGGCGACATGGCGTCCGCACGATTGCAAACTGACGATTTGTCTAGTTTTAAAGCCTATTCCGACGTCACTGAGGCTGATTGTATAGGCTGGCTTCAAGAGGCACTCGGCTCGGATGAGGTCGCCGCAATAGAGAAACGGCTAACCGACCATATTGCAGCACGTAAAAATCCCACACATGGAAACGGTCTGCCCTGGGTTTCGTGAATGAATGATTCGGCTTTTGATATGCGTATTGCTAACAATCGGAACGATGGCAGAAGAAGCGCCAGGACCGGATGTGCCAGAAACGCCGAGCCCTTCAACGAATCCGCAGCCACCAGACGCAAACATCGACGGGAACTTGAACAACACCAATTCCACCGTCAATTCACGGAACTCCACCGTGAACAAGACATATCAAGGAGCTGGATCGGCAGGTGGGATGCCCAGCAGCAGCGCGATCAGTCCGAGTTTGATGAGTACAGGGAGCGAGAGCTGCCTCTATTCATCGAGCGCGGCTTTCCAGACGCACATGCTAGGAATGTCCAGAGGTCAGTATGTGAGCGACCCCGAATGCGAACGCAGGAGGGACGCGAAAGTGTTAGCCGATTTACAGATGCGAGTCGCTGCCGTGGCACGGCTGTGTCAGAACGAGAGTGTATGGAAATCAATGTTCATCAGTGGCACGCCATGCCCCCTTCTTCGAGGCGGTCGATTGGTGGTCGGAAAACGAGCGTATCTGGCGCTGAAGCAAAACCCGAATTTGTACATACCCGACTACGAAGAAAAATCGGATTGGTACAACGCCATACTAGGAATAGGGAAAACTAATGAAACGAATTCGAAAGAAGATTCTGGCGACGACCTTACTATTTCTGAGCGCTTCCGCAGCTCACTCAGATCAGATTCTGAATAACTTGTTAGAATCATCGCAAAGCATTGTTGACTCGCTTCACGCAGGCTATCAGGTCACAGGCGGTCTTGCGGCAATGGCAAGTAGCGGAACAGGTGTCGCGCAGATGGGAGTGGTTGCAGAGTCAGGTGCGTTGATCACCGGAGACCAAGTGTCGGCTTATAACAATGCCGTCCAGGCAATGGCTGAAGCTGAATATTATACGGCTCAAAACTTCTTCCTCGATGAGAGTGAGAAAGCACTGGAGCGCATGGAAACAGCTATTGAAAACTTTAGTGAAGCGGCTACAGAACTCGTGATTACGACACAAGTAGCAGAGCGTGCAGAGGCCGCCATCGAATCCGGTGACTCTCAGGCTGCACAGGAAGTGCAGGATTTCGTAGAGGCAAACGAGAACATTCTGGTGGTCGATCAAGAAACGGTAGACGAATACAACAGTTCGTTGGAAGACATCGAGGTGGAATCCAGTACGGCTGCCATCTGGGCAGCGGCTGCGAACTCAGAGTCCACAGTGGCTTGGGCGAATGAAATAGCGGAAGCCGGTGAAAAGAGTTTTACCGATGTCAGCACGAGCTATTTCAGTCGGCAGAGCGGTCTCGCTGCCGTGTATTGGGACAACGTGGCGTTTGCGATCACGGCTGAAAACCTCGGAGTCTGGGCCAATACTACCGACGTATTGTTAGCGGGGGCTGATTCAGACTTCTTTGAGAATGGCCCCGCGGGAAAGAGCTATGAGTGCTTTGTCTATGGAACCGATTGTGAATAACGGATTATGGGACTTGAAGATGCTGAGCTTAATCTGGGCGGCGGAGTCAAACTGCGCGGCATATGGATTGCAGTCGGCTTCACCTTTGTTTCAACAATCGGCTCGGTTATCTGGGGGGCAAGCACCCTCTATGCACGGCTCGAAACCGTGGAAGCAGACAAGATCGACGAGGAATCGATCAAGCCGATTCAAAAGCAACTTGGACTCATTGACCAACAGCTCAAAGACAATGATGTCTCTGGGCTTCAAGGCAAGTTGGCAGAACTGGGAGTCAACCTACAAACGATTGTTCAGCAACAGGCCGAGTTGCTCACCATTAAGGAACGTCTGGTCGAAACTGAAAAATCGGTTAGTGACATGAAGGCCGTCGTAGCGGCGGCTGAATTAGTTGTGGAGAAAGTAGAGAAATTCGATGAGCAGTTGGATGGATTCGCCAAGACGATGGCAAAACAGGATCGAGAAATCGATGACATTTGGCTGGGCATGGACGCCCTCGCAAACCCTTTGGAGTGAATGAAATGGATTTATTTAGTTTTATGAGTGCCGTACCGGATTGGTTGTTCGCCATAACGGCCCTGGTCAGTGGAGCAACCGCTGTCAGTGCCATTACGCCAACCAAGACAGACGACAAAATTCTAAACGGGGCTTTAAAAGTCCTCAATCTGGTTGCCGGTAATATCGGCAAAAACAAAAACGCTGACGCTTAGGAGAAAAATGTGTCTGATCAAAAACTCACACTAGACGGAACCGAGTACGACATCCAGGAAGATCTTTCCGAAGAAGGAAGGAGCTTCGTGCAACGTCGTATCGAGATCGCGAGACAACTGGTTACGATTGAACAACAACAAAGAGAACTGAATGTACTTTTAGCCACCTACGACAATGCGATTAAAGAAAGCATTCAAAAGGTGGAAATCATCACTGAACCCGAAGAAGTCGCGAACTAATGGACGCGGAGCCAGCCAAACAACTGATCGATGTCGTTGCAGTCTCCGCAACGGCTTCAGCTCTGCTTGGTTGGCTTCCGCCACTTGCCGCTTTAGCGACACTCATTTGGACACTCATACGAATTTTCGAAACGGACACGGTTCAAAGGATTCTAGGACGTAAAGAATGACGCGACTAACAAACATGCTCCGAAGACATGAAGGTGTCGAAAAGTACGTCTACAAAGACCACCTTGGGTACGACACCATCGGGGTGGGTAGATTGGTGCAAGCCGATATTGGTCTTGGTCTGTCGGACGATGAAATCGATTATTTGCTCAAAAACGACATTGCTCGTGTGGAGGCAGAACTCGAAGCGGAGTACTCCTGGTTCAAGAATTTAGATCGGAACCGCAAAGACGCCATGATCGACATCAGTTTTAATCTTGGAGCCACGCGATTGAGAGGCTTCAAGAAGAGTTTAGCTCTTATGGAAACCGGAGATTATTCCGCAGCAGCTCAAGAATTTTTAGACAGCCGCTGGGCAGAACAGGTCGGCAATCGAGCCATTGAAGTCACTACCATGATTGAGACAGGGGAGTACCAAAATGCCTCTGCTTGAACTCGACATTCCACCCGGAGTTACAAAGAACGGTACTGGCCTTCAGCAATCGGGTTCGTGGGCAGACGCCAACTTGATTCGTTGGTATGAGAACGCCATGCAGCCGATTGGTGGTTGGCGAAAACGCACTTCATCCACAATGACCGGGATTGCTCGTGCATTACTCGTCTGGCTAGACAACGGTGGAGGACGACGCACTGCCGCCGGGACGCCATCGAAACTGTATGCCATTGCAGACGCGAACACGTTGCATGACATTACGCCGTCCGGGTTGACTGTGGGAACTGACGACGCAGTTCAGAACTTGGGCTGGAACGCCCTCACCTACGGGGCGGCTGAATACGGAACACCGCGCCCTGACTCAGGCAGCTATACACCAGCCACTACCTGGTCCCTCGATTCGTGGGGTCAGTATTTAATTGCGTGTTCTAACAAAGATGGAAAAATTTACGAGTGGCAGTTGAACAACTCAACTGTTGCCGCAGCCGTGACCAATGCGCCCACGGATTGCTCGGCAATTGTCGCGACAGAAGAACGATTTATTTTCGCGCTAGGTGCAGGAGGCGTCGGCAATAAAGTTCAGTGGTGTGACCAAGAAGTCAACACCACATGGACTCCCGCTTCAACGAATCAGGCCGGTGACTTTACTCTCAACACAGCCGGCAATCTGGTCTCAGGCCACAGCCTTCGCGGAGAAACATTATTGCTAACAGACA